GCAACTCTAAGTCGTAGCCGCTGACTTCGATGTTGTCCGTAATGATATCTTCAACTTCCTCAGGGGAGGTAGCCTTGATACCAGTAACAGTAACTGTAATCTCTACAGTTGCTGACCAGGTTGCAGTAAGTACATCTGAACCGATTGACTCTAGTAATTCGTTCACATCGTCACGTGTAACTGTTACCTCATCTGAACCATCATCAAATGCTTCCGAAAAGAAATCATACACTTTGCCACGCAAAGTTGCAATCTTTCTATAGCCTTCTTGTGCTTCAAGTGAGACTGATTCTAGTCTCAACTTAGTGGCAGACTCACTCTTGATTAGTTCTTTGAGTGATTCTTCTGTGAAGTTGTAAGTTACTGCGTCTACTGTTATTGGGTTTAAGTACATCATTCTCCTTAGATTCCGACTAGTTCTAGTGCTCGTAGTTTAATGCCATCATTACGCCCTGCTAGGGTAGCAATACTAGCATCTTTCTGAGAGTAATGGTCAGCATATTCTACAACTGCTTGCCATAAACCAAACTCTGTTCCACGAATGTTCTCTTGCGTTGGGCTATCTGAGTAGATAGCAAATGCCTTTTGTCGTGCATTGAGAGCACGAGACTTGGCGTTCTTTTCACCCTTGGATAGTAGGTGTAATGGTGCGTTCTCTATTTTGGTTGGCAATGCCCATACCTTTTTGAAGTACGCAGTTGCTTTGTTGATGTCTGCTTCACGCTGCATTAGATAGTTAGCAAGATTGCTATACTCATCAATGCTGGTGTAGGTTAGGTCAAGAATGTTTCGCATATCAGATACTGATAGCACCGCGTTTTGTGTATGACGCAGTGTATATGTATGTGCTTTGTTCTTGGCTCTAAAAATACGATTGATTTGATTAGCACAAAACAATCGTTCAATGATAGGGCGTACTACCACTGATGATGAACCGTCATGACTAGTCTTGGCTAGTAAGAAGGCAGCATGTGGGTCGCCCTGAATTTCCATTTCTTTTGGTAATGACATGAGCATCCATACTTTTGCTCCGTCATCGTACTCACCTGCTGCTGCATAACGAGCCTCGCCTGAATCAATCAATCCATCTAGTGAGCCAAAGACTTCAGAGTTCTGAAAGACTTTGTATTTGTTACCCACTACACCAATGACTGACTCTTTTCCATCATGTGTTTTTACGACTGCTTGCTTCTTTGGTACATGCAAGAAGTCGGAGGTGTGCATTTCAGATAATCCAACAGTCCAGTTAAGTCCTGCTTGTTGTGCTACCTGTGCTGCGCTGGTTGCTTCTACCGCTACGCCTGCTTTAATCCAGGCTGAACGGTTTTTCTTTTCTACTACATCTGCTGTAGTCATATGTCCCTTTCTTTACCATGAAGCCTGATACTCGAAGGCCCATCCTTCGGGTACATCTTCAATGAGTTTACTTACCATCTTCACGGTGTTTTCAATACCGTGAAAATACCATTCGTCATACTCTGTGCTGCCGAAGAAGAAGCCAGAGCCTGTTGGCAGTAGTGTATCTGCTTTACTGTGGTCTGCCAATACTTGTTCGCATATAATCTTTAGGTCAACCAAAGAACTGCGAGGCACATAGATTGGCTGACAGTTGTCTTCTCCATCTGCTAGTTCTTGAATGAACCAGTTGTGGATAGCATTAACCTTGCGCCAGTATCCAACTTGGATAGACACTGATGCAAAGGCTAAGTCTTCTGGGTTGTATACCCAATCTGTTGCCCCCACAAGGGAGGTTAAGATTGTGAAGTCAGCGTTCATTTTCTTATTGTGTGTTTCTGGTTCCCACTCAATAGATGATATGCCTTTGCGGGCATAGAGATACATATCTAATCCCATGATTAGATACCCATTCCTTCTTTAACTTTTGGGTGTAGTTCGTAAGTCATAGCAACAAACGCAGCCGAAGGCCAGCCTGAAGTAAACACTCGGTTAAGTAAATTTGCTAATGAGTAACTTGGATTACTTTGTAGTGCTCTAGCAAGGACAGCCTTAGCCTCATCAGTATTTTCTGTTGAGTATATATTGCAGGCAAGAATGCTTGCAACTGGTGCAATGAACTCATCTGGTACTGTGTTAATAAAGCATGCAAGATACTTGATAACTGATTTCATTGGACGCTCTGATGGTAAACCTAACATAAAGTCACGCAATTGAATATCTTTATTCATTGCTGCTGTTATCTCTGCAATGTGGTCATCATCTGGTGCTGAATCTGAATCAACCTGTGCATAGATAGCGTCAGTTAAACGTTTACGTTGTGTTAGTAGTTGTTCTTCTTTTCCATTCTCATCTAAGAGAATACTGTAGTAGTTTTCTATTTCTTCTAGTGTTACTGTCATTTCTTTCTCCTTAGTTATAGGTACTTTGCTATTTGCTTCATGGTTGAAGCATTAACTGTTGTTTCATCTGTCATGCGTAGTATTGATAAAGCGTTTGTAATATCATCTACAATTTCTTTGTATTGAAATTCACGAATAGATTCAAACTTACGCTCAGGCATAGCAGGTAAATCACTATCACTGTATGGAACATCGTAATCAATGTTTACTGTGTTTTGCCACTGGCGAATGTTTGTTCTAAAGTTAACTGCTTTATCAATATGTTTAATGGCATAGTCTGTTATTGACTTTTGCCATTCAGCAAATTCTTGTTGGAACTTTGCTTCATATTCTTCTTGATTTGCGTAGTCATTTTTGACTGATGTTAACTTGGCTTCCAACGCAGCAATTACTTTTTGCGTTGGAACTTTAACTGTTATTCCTCTTGCCATGATTTCCTTTCTAGTACCAGCCATTGCTTCGCCAATGTGACCAAGCGACTGATGGTTTGTCATAACGGTGCTGTATATAGGCCAGCCCCCGCTCAATCTGAAGCGGGGCTGGCGTTTCTGGGTCAAGGTTTAACAGTTGTGGAATACCAAATGCAGAACTGTTTGGGTTGTCTGCCTTGTGATTCCATGCTGATTCTTTTCCCCATAGTTTCATTAGTGCACGATGCTCAGACAAGTTCCATTCTGGGTATGCCATGCGCATGTATTGTTTTGCATATAGTTTTAGGGCACGAGGTGTCCAATGGAACTCGCTCATCTCTGTAGGTTTTAGTTCTGTATGTGTTGGTATTGGTGCTATCTGCCATGGTAGTAGCGATAGGAATGCTACATACCATGCCGTAAATATTGCAAATAGTTTATTCATCATCCCACATTCTATCTGGTTCTTGGTAGCCCTCAACTTCCTCATCTTTGTCTAGTGCTACATCATCTTCTAGTGGTGGTTCATATCCCATTGTTTATCCTTTCATTGCAGTTCCATAAACCTAAACGATTTGCTTGTGCTTGTTTAGCATATTTTTTAATGAGTGTTGCATACTTACCTTGCATATTGTTAAAGAAGTATGGCTTTGCATAGCCATATTTAATTAATTCTATGCTTAGATTTCTGTTGCCTTTGAATACATATCTTAGGTTGCGCCCGTATTTATCTGTACTGTTTAGTTTGTTATCTGATTTAATAGTTAATTGTTCAGTACTTTTTAAGAAGTTTTGGGTAAACATTTTGGCTGCTTGTCCATAGCACTCACCTAGTTCAGGTGTATCAACTTGTAAAACTCTTATATGTTTATTGTTGATAACTATTGTGTCTCCGTCTATCGTGTAGGGTGCAGCAATAGATAGGGCAATAGCCAAAGCAATCATTTACTACTCCTTAACTAATAGGCGCTCATCTACTAATGCAAATGTACTTCTAGTTTCTACTCCACGATTACGGCAGTAGGCTTGGTATAGTTCTGTGTATTCTTCATGGTACTTACGACCCAAGAATCGTTTTGCATAATCAGATGCTGCAGTTTTGATTGCTGATATTTGTTTGGCTGTTAGTGTCATTCTTCTCCTCCTTCCACATAGATTCGTCCAGTCGCCATCATCTCTTCGAGGATAGCGTTGGCTTTCTTGATTGATGCTATTGCTGTATCAATGGACTCATTCAAGTCCGCTATTTCATGAACTGTGTATGACATAGTTTGTTTCTCCTAACTTTGCCCATGCACATGGGCTGCAGTAGTTTCGTGGGCTGGTTCTATTTACATCTACTAAAATATCCATGCCACATTGGTGGCAGTTATGGATTGTATACTTTACTTGGTTGTCCATAGGTCCTCCTTCGCTACATCTGGGTCTATGTAATAGTAATTACTACGCGCCTGCTTTTCCGTTCTTAAAGCACGGCGCAGATTTGTATTCTCTTTCATTAACAACATGTTCTGTCTAATTGCTAGTGTAATAACTGCAATACTTGTAGTCAAGGCTATCAAGATTGCTAACATTGTCATGGAATCTAATAACATTTTGTTACCTTTCTGGTTAGATAATGAACTCGCTACCGACCGTTGATGTTACGGGGCCTGCAAAAAAATGGAGAGGTGAGTGAGAGCCTAAGCCCCCACCCACCCCTCTTTGTTTATGCTTGTGATACTGAGGTAAGGACTACCTGCTTGAGACCAGGCTTTCTGTCCTTGTTGTCAATGTTGGGACGACGGTCCCATCGAGTGTTACCAATACCTTCTGCGTTGATGTACGCGGTTTGGTCATCGAGCCAGTTGAGTGCTCGAAGTTCTGCGATTACCTTCTCATCGAAGATAACTACGCGTGTGGAGTCAGAGCAAATCTGTCGCCCTGTTGGTAGTTGTTCGTAGTCGTTGATGGTTGCTGTGTAGAAACCATTGCGGTCAACAACATTCTTGATAACGCTGTTCTTGAATGTGACTGTGTTCATTTTGTTTCCTTTTCTGTTGGTAGTGTTGTTGTGCAGACCTGCTCCTGCACTTGTTCAGAGCAGGTCTGCTTGGTTTGTTAGTTACAACTTGGACATACAGCGTGCTTGTTACACACCATTCGACAGTCTTGACAGACCATCTCATGTGGACCTAAGTCCACAACCAGTTCAAAGAATCTATCGGATAGGTTGGTGATAGGTTCGAGGAACTCCTCGCGCTCAGCCTCTGGGTCATACCATGTACCCAGAGTGGTGGGCGCTATCCAATCATGACCACTTGGCTCAGTGATGCTGTGCCATTGCGCAGGGTAGATAAGGTTTGCTTCATCTACCATGTCATGGGCGATGTCAGTCGCCCGTGAATCTCGTAGGTCTTGGCAGTCGATACATAGTTCCATCTGAATCATGCACTGGTAGCATGGGTTGGAGACAGTCAGTTCATCAGACATTTCTTTTCCTTTCTTTAATCGCTGACCACTTGTCAGTCCCCCGTTCGGGAACATGGGGTTGCATCGGATAGCCCAATCTTGGGCTAGACGCGGGGCATGGCTGGACTGTGCAGGGCGCTTGCGCCCAAGCAGGCGCACATTCATGGGCGCTTCAGACAGGCCAGATGCGTGGTTTACCACGCTGAGAGAAATCAGCCTGCTTGCATGCTCTGCTGAATAGGCAGAGCATAGGCTGATTTGCGCCCCGTGTTACCATAACGGGACTGAGAGAAATAAACTTAAATGCTGATGGCTCATTAGCAGGGGCGTGGCTTTAGACACGGCCTGCCTGAGACAGCCTGCATGACTCACTGCCAGGGCTGTAACGATTTCATTTATAATCCAGCACTGCGGAGTTATATTATAAACAGAACTGGGGGCGAGACATGGTCGAGGGGATAGACTACAGTCCAGTATCACCCTGTACAGTATAGACACCTGTTCTGTTAGTACTGGGGGCAGATATTTCTGACCCTAGACTGTTTAAATCTCTAGTAAATTATATATAGTATCTCCCATAAAGATTTTCCCGTACAGTCCCTGTGCGCTATTTAGGCTGTTATTTAACTGTTTTAATTAAGTAAAAAGATTTTTGCCTTTGAACCGTTCGGAATGGCTGTTTGAACGGGTTAATACTATATAGAGACTATTTCTTTTACTACCTAAGCAAGTTCTTTAGGAACTTGCGTTACAGACTGTATCTACTATCCGTTACTAACTGGTCTGTACTATATGCAGATGGGACAGTTACGTGACTTTTCAGAAGACTAATAACCCTCGTACCGCTATGGCGGCAGAGGCTAAAGCCAAAGTTTTGGCGCTGGTTTCTGAGGGTATGTCTGTGCATAAGGCCATGGAGCAAAATGGCAAGAAACCTGACACGGTACGTATCTGGTGCCTGAGAGACCCAGCCTTTGCTACCGCCCTTGTCGAGGCAAAGGAAAACGCTAAAGAGCGTTCATTAAAAGCCATGGGCGTAGCCCGTGAAGATATTACCTTTCCTCAGTTCTCTGAGATGTTTTTGGACCAGCGGGTTTTTCCACATCATATGGATTGGATTGACCTATTAGAGGGACGCGAGCCTTCGTGGTTACACCCCAATATGATTTACGAGCCAGGCAATCGGAACCGCCTTCTTTTAAACGTTCCCCCTGAGCACGCCAAATCAACCGTCATTACGGTTAACTACGCAACTTATCGCATCGCTCTCAATCCGAACGTCCGCATTATTGTGGTCTCGAAGACCCTTGTTAAAGCACGCGAGTTCGTGTACGCAATCAAGCAGAGATTATCTCACCCGCGCTGGCTAAAGTTACAAACAACTTTTGGACCAGAAGGGGGCTGGAAAGAAGACTCAGATACTTGGCGAGTTGACACGGTCTACCTTGGGAGTGATGCGAGAAACTCAAGTGAAAAAGACCCAACGATTCAGGCACTGGGTATGGGTGGTCAGATTTACGGCGCACGTGCCGACCTGATTATCCTAGATGACTGTATAACTACCTCTAACGCTCACGAGCATGAGAAGCAGATTAACTGGCTGCAAAAAGAAGTTATTACCCGTCTGGGCAAGAATGGTAAGTTACTGGTAGTAGGTACCCGTATTGCGCCATCTGATTTTTATAAAGAACTACGCGACCCTAAGCATTGGTCTGGTGGCAAGTCACCTTTCACATACATGGGTATGCCAGCAGTTCTTGAGTATGGGGATAAGCCAGCAGATTGGGAAACCCTTTGGCCTGCAAGTGATACACCCTGGGACGGGGATGAAGATACCCCACCTGATGAAGAAGGGTTATATCCTAAGTGGGATGGCGAAACGCTTTTTAAGCGTAGAAGCGAAGTAACCCCAGCAACATGGGCACTTGTTTATCAACAAGAAGATGTAACTGAAGACTCTATTTTTCCACCTGAACTGGTGCAAGGTTCTATCAATGGTATGCGTAAGCGTGGTCCATTAAAGCCAGGTGCAACGGGACACCCGAACCAAGTTGAGGGCTACACCATCGTGGGCTTTGACCCCGCTATGGCGGGTAATGCTGCATTTGTGGCTATCACCTATAACAGGACTGATGGAAAAATTTATGTTCTGGATTGTTTAAACATGCCAGACCCTACGCCACAAAAGATTAGGCAAGCCATTGAAGATTTTACACTTCGGTACAGACCGCAAGAGTTCCGCGTTGAAATCAACGCCCACCAAAAAGCCTACTCCCTTGATGAGGAACTACGAACATGGCTCTCTTCACACGGCGTACGACTTAATTCTCACTTTACAGGCAAGAACAAATGGGACACAAACTTCGGTGTGGCATCAATGTCAACACTCTTTGGCACTACACGCGAAGGTAAGTTCCAAAAGAACAACATTATAGAATTACCTAGTACTGAAAACTCAGAAGGTATGAAGGCGTTAGTCCAACAGTTAATTACTTGGAAGCCTGATACTAGAGGTAAGACAGATACTGTTATGGCTTTGTGGTTTGCGGTTATTCGTGCCCGTGAGTTCATGCAGCAAAATAGCAATATCGCTAGGTACGCCAACAATCGTTGGGCTACTAGAGCGCAACAACATAAACGTACATCAATTAATCTAGATGATGCCGCATCTGAAATGTGGAATCATCAATACGGATAGGAAATAAATGCTTTCGATAGAGCAGAT